GACATTTTTTACTAACGCTAAACTCTATTCTTAGATGGTTCGTTGGGCAAAAAACCGTTATCAACAGCGCATGAGGCGTTTTCCAGGTAGCGCGATGAGGCGCGGTAAATGGAATACTGCGGTTAGGTATCGAGCGGCTGGTGGGAAGTTCCGCAGACGTAATTATCCATCCGCCATGACCAGGTACGGACGGACTTATAGATCAGCCTGGACTAGAAGAATGTCGGCAGCAAGATTATCTGCATTCTATAGAGCAGTCAGGGCAAAACCATGGTTGTTAAAATAATTAGGTTAAACCGTTTGCGAGCTCAATCACATTTGTAGGTGTATGTAGGGGGGTTTAAATTTGTCTAATGTTGATCATTAGAAAGCGGTCACGTGTCATTTTGTTACGGTCAGGTTCTTCATTACAAAAGACAACGACATGAACCTTGTGCCCTAAGATTTTGGTACGAGAATCATATTTGGGACTGAAGATGATTCCGTCCTTAAGTTGTTCCAAGATAGTGTACTGCAGGTACTCCATGCCTCCGCGAGGGACATCGAACACGAAAAGTTTCTTGGTAGTGTCGACTGCATGTGCGAGGTCATCCCTTTTTCCAACAGAGAGCATTTGTATATCGTCAGGACGTTCAGTAAACCAGTAACGAGTAAGCCAAGATTTTCCGGAATTACCATTTTCATCAACAACAAAGTGTATTTTTCTATCATCGGGTGGAAGTTTGAGGCGTTCATCTAGATCAGCCTGCCACCCACGGAGAGTTCCTTCCACAAGGCGGGGTTGTTTTCCAAAGAGGTCAATAAAGCTATTACATGCGGATCGGTAGCGTCCCCATAGGGATGGAAAGTTTTCTGCCACATCTCGATCGGAGGGTCGTTCGTCGAGGCCTTTAATCCATTCTTTAAGATCATCAAATTCAGAACGGTGTCCCTGTCCTTGGGGGAGAGACCCAAATTCTTCAAAGTCGCCATCTTTTTTGCAATAGTCGCTAGCCTGCTTTGGCGTGCCGCGAGACACTTCCAGATGGGCTCGGGAGAGGCCGGGGAGGACTTTGACATTGGCTAAGCGTAGACGGGTGGATAGCACGAGATACCCCTGTAGATGAGGAGTGTTATTGTCACCGCGTTCTCGACCAAAACACAAATAATCAAAATTATCAGAAGAGTCAGAGAGTGCCTGTAATTCAGCGGGGGTGTAGTTATTGACTGTGAAGCACCAGCGTTTGGCTGCAGCATTTCGAGTCATTATGAGATTATGGGAGTGGTCCCAGAAGTGAGCTGGGTAATACTAGACCAGCTCACGTAGGATTACGTACAATGTACCATAAGTCGTGTAGAACATCTTGGAACATTTTTTCAGTCATGGCGCATCTGGCAGCGTTGCCATTACTTGAGTGGGTTGCGGGCGAAGCTGCTTTACCACTTTTTACAGCAGGAGCAGCAGGTACGTTAGTCGGTGGAATTAAACGATCATTTCGTGAAGGAGTGTTTGGACATCAGTCGTTGATGAAAAGGAATATTATAACACCAAGTCCATATAACAGAAGTCCAAAAAGACAAAAAACTATGGGTTATACACCAAAACGTTTATTCAGTGGGCGGAGCGCAAGGCGAAGTCAGTACAATAATCAGTTAGGTCGAAGACCAGGATCATATCGTACACGTAGACATACAGTGACTGCGCAGGTGACAAGTGTACCTGACAAAACTATTAATAGTTTCCGTTTAATTTACGTCGGCCATGATACGGACGAAACAAAAATTAATAAACGGCGGGCAAACATTGCTAATGTCAAGGGGGTTAAATTGAACTGTTGGTTTCAAATGCCGGAGGAGGCAAATCAAGAATTTGCATCAGTTGCATATCCTATACAAGTGCGTTGGGCTGTTATAAACCCGAAAGATAATAACGGAGGAGGAACCATTTCAACGAATGAGTTCTTCATTGCTGCTAATCCGGAGGATACATTGACGCGAGATTTTCCGGCGTCCGGTGATTCGTTCCAATTTATGAATCGTAAGATCAACCGGGAACAGTATGGAGTCTTGAAAGAAGGCCATTTTGTTTTAAGGCCTGATCCAGGTAATGCGGCCACAGTAACACCGAGTGCCCCTAATACTGGAAATAAAAGAATGGCAGCGTCTACACAAAAAAACATTAAATGTTATGTACCAGTTAAAAGACAGATGCAATGGGCAGATACCGCGACGACAAAACCAACGCATCCTGAACAAAACTTATATTTTGTTTGGTGGTATTGCAAGTTGGGAGATATGGTTTCAGGAAATCGATTTTCAGCAGCGAATCCGGCTGTATTGAACAATCATGAAATGACGACATTTTTTACTAACGCTAAACTCTATTCTTAGATGGTTCGTTGGGCAAAAAACCGTTATCAACAGCGCATGAGGCGTTTTCCAGGTAGCGCGATGAG